TTTCTATTATTATCAGAAATTCTAGGGTTGCGAATTAGTTTCTAAATGTGATATAATATTATTAATGCAAGGAGGTGAACAAATGAGTGAATAAAATGGAAATATCCCTAATCGATGGACGAGATCGATTTTGGGATGACTACGATATAGAAGAACCTGAAATTGATGAATGGGAAGACAATGGTTATTCAATGTCAGATTTCATTTAAAAGGATTTTTATATGTTAACAGAAAAACAAATAGAGAACAAGATTAAGCATTTATTAGCGACCAGAGGGGCATATTACTTTAAGCACTTTGGTTGCAAGTTCTCAAAGGCGGGCGTTCCAGACTTGATTTGCTGTTTAAATGGCAAATTCATAGGAATAGAAGTCAAAAGAGAGGATGGAAAATTGAGTGAACTTCAAAAATTTAATTTAGAGCAAATCAAAAAAGCAGGGGGAATCGGAATTGTTGCTCGATCAGTACAGGAGGTTGAAGAATGCTTAAACTCTATGATTATCAGTTAGATTACATAAGACACGCTAAACCCAACTGGATTTATGACTGTGATACAGGTGTTGGCAAGACTGTAATGGCTTTGGCTCATTATCGAATACATGGCAATAATGCTCATCTTTGTATTATTGCACCAGCATCAAAGATAAAAGAAGGTGGTTGGCAACGAACTTGTGAGTTAATGTGTCCAAATTTAAAAGTAAAATTTATTTCATATAATGTCATTTCAAAATTTGCTGAAGATTTAAGAAATTATTTTATTATCTTTGATGAGAGTCATAGAATAAAGGACTCATGCGGTGTCTGGGGCAAGGCAGCATATAAGATTTGTCAAAATGCAGTTGGATTTATATTTTTATCAGCAACACCAATTCCTAACGATTGGGCAGATGCAATTAACTATTTTAAAATCTTCGGTATTACGAAGAATAAGACTCAATTTTTGCAAAGATTTGCTATTACGAATAATCGCTGGGGATACATGGAAATTGTCGGATGGCGTAACAGTAGAACTTTGTTGGATGAATGGAAGTCGATATCAAAAAGACTGAATAAAGAGGAATGTATAGACTTACCAGAGCTTATAATTAAAGATATTAATTTCAAAGTTACGTCTGACTATAAAAAAATTTTAAGCACTAGAATGTTGAATAATGTTGCATTGGATAATAATATGTCGTATAGACACGCTTTACGTCAAAACTGTGCAGTAATATCTAAATTGGACTATATCAAAGACTTTTTAGAATCGACTAAACAAAACGTAATTATCTTTTATAATTATCAGTCTGAATTGGAAGTTTTGAAAAAGATTATTAAAAATAAAATCGTCTATTATTGCAACGGAGAATCAAAAAATTTCCCGAGTATTTTAACTAAAGTAAATAACAGTGTTACTTTAGCGAACTACAAGAGTGGAAGTGAAGCCGTTGAGTTCACTTATGCTGATATCATTATCTATTTCTCGCCAACTGAGTCTTATACAGAATATTACCAAAGTTTAGGACGATGCCACAGATTGGGCCAAACAAACAAAGTCACTGTATATCGTTTTATTACACTCGAAACGATTGAGGAGTACATTTACTATGCTCTCAATAATAAACAAGATTTCAACTTTGATTTGTGGGAGGAACAACAACATGGACAACGTAAAAGAAAATCGAGATAAGTATATTGGCGGTTCGGATTTACCAAGAATAATGAGCGAATCTAACTTATATAAATTTGCTCTAGAAAAACTGAATCCTACATTTGAGGGGAATGAATATACCTATTACGGTCAGTTCATGGAACCTATTATTAGGGAATATGTGAACCAACAATATGATTATAACTTTGCACCTGATACGCTATTTAAAGGTATTTATAGGGCAAACTGTGATGGTATTTGCCCCAAAAGTAATAAATTATTAGAGGTAAAAACTCATGGCTCAAACATCGATGTGATGAAGTATATTTCACAGATCCAAGGTTATTTGAATCTATATGAAATTAATCATTGTATTTTAGCATCATACGAACGACCTGTCAATTTTTTCACATGGGGCGATATTACAGACCGACAATCTTACAATTTAGAATTTGATTTAACTAGGCTCGAAATATTTTACATATTCAGAGATAAACAGATGTGGACTAAGATTGACAAAAAGGCTAGTAAATTTTTTAAAGGACTACAAGCATTACGAAAAAATCCAAATCTAACAGAACGAGAATTCAACATTCTAGTTTACGGAAAAACGTTTGTTGAAGCGGTTGAGAGTTATCAAGGAACGAAATATTTGGAGAATTTTTGTCGTTCGAAAAACATTTCTCGTGTTCAAATAGGAGATATCACTTTGAGTTGTTCAGAAGTTACTGAAATAAGTGTAGATAGTAAAAAGTTAGCAGATGATTTACCAAATATTTTTGAAAAATACAAAGTTAGTAAAAAAACAACCCAATTAAAATTAAGGAGAAAAAATAATGTTACCAATTAATGAACCAAAAACAGTAAATATCACACCTAAAAATTACCTAATCTGGGGCGAAAGTATGTCTGGAAAGACATATTTAGCAACGCAATTCCCTAATCCAATTCTGCTCAATACCGATGGTAACGCTGTAAAAGTGGCGACTCCGTCTGTTGATATACGAGATTTTGAAACATTTAGCAAAATAATCGGCGAACTTGAAAAAGGAGGACACACCTATGAGTCCATAATCATTGACCTAGTAGACGATTTACGCACCATGTTGACAGCTTATGTCTGCAAAAAATACAAAGTGCAAACATTGTCAGACGTTAGGTTTGGAAAGGCAAGTGGGGAATTTAAAGATTTATGGTTAAGACTTATGATCAAGCTCTCTCAAATGCCCCAAAACATTATATTCATCTCACACATGATCGAAGCGAATGGATTTGATGAAAATGATGTTGACAAACCGTCTTTACAACAGAGAGAGCTAAACGTTTGTATGGGTCGTTGTGACATAGCTATACGATGCCGAAAAATACGAGATAACCATATTCAACAATGCGACCGTAAAAGACATATTTACACTTTGTCAGATATACAAGACGAACGCATACTCAAAGCATTGGCAAATGTCAAAAATTTAATTGAACGGTGAGGGTTTATAAATGTTAAGCAAGAAACTAGTTAATGAAATAGTGAATTCAAATAGACCAAGAATTATTGAAGAGGGCGAGTACATAGGAACAATTGTTGACGTGGAACAAAGGGAAAATGCAAAAGGTACCAACTGGATTTCAATTGGGTGCGAGTCTGCGGAAATCGGTAAGGTTTACGTTAGATATTTCTTCACTGAAAAGGCTGCAAAAATGGCATTCAGAAATCTCCAAACCTTGGCGAGAGAGTTTGGTTTGACCATAGATATGGATGAGTTTGAAGCTAACGAATTGGACTATTTATGTGACTTATTTGGACAACTATGTGGGGTGAGTGTACAGATTACAGTTTCAGGGAAAGCAGGGAACTACAACTATAAATTAAATGGAATCGACTGATATGGTATATGCATTTGACTTCGAAGTATTTAAATTTGATTGGCTGGTCGTTATAAAAAACGATCAGTCCACCCTGATTTTTCACAACGATCAGGAAGGATTAAGAAACTGGTTAAAAGAAACTAATCCTGTACTCATTGGATTCAATAATCATCATTATGATGACGTAATTCTATACAACTTGCTTTCGAGGAACTACTGTACTCCTGCTGATCTATTGAGTATATCGAAAAAGATAATTGAGGAAGACGATAGGAAATGGGTTGATCTTCCTGTCCTTACCCTCGACACTCGTCAAGAGTTAGATGTGAATTTATCTCTTAAAGCTATTGAAGCTCATTTGGGGTGGGATATTGTTGAGTGTTCAGTGCCTTGGGACATTGATCGTCCATTAACTGAGAAAGAAATTGCTGAGGTAACCAAATACTGTATTCACGATGTGGATGCAACAATTCAACTATGGAAGTTGCGTAAAGACTACTTTGATGGCAAGTGGAATCTAATTAAAGAATTTGGATTAGATGCTGGGGATTGGCGAAAGACTCAGGCTTCATTGTCTGCGACAGTTTTGGGTGCTAAATCAAATTATAATCCACCTAAAGACAGACTGTGTCTAGATTATGATCCTAATATAAATTGGAAACTAATACCACCTAAAGTTAAGAGTTTCTATGACGGAATTGAGAAAGAATATCTGGCTGGAGCTAAACCTGAAAGTTTGGAAAAGAACTCTAAGATATTTGCATTGATTGGAGGAATCACTAACAAACTTGGTGTAGGAGGCATTCATGGAGCTATCCAATACTACAAAGGCGAGGGAAATTATCTACATATTGATGTTGGTTCTTACTACCCCGCCCTAATGATCAACAATAAATGGTTATCTAGAGCGTGTAAGAATCCCGAGAAATTTAACAAGATACGTGACACTAGATTTGCTCTTAAGAAAGCTGGTGATCCTCGTCAAGAAATCTACAAGATTATTCTGAATAGTACTTTTGGTGCAACTAAAGCCAAGTATAACAAGATGTTTGACCCTAAGATGGCAAATAACATCTGTGTTAATGGGCAGTTGATAATGATTCAGCTAATCCGTGAGTTAGAACAATACTGCAAGCTAATTCAAAGTAATACGGATGGTTTGATAGTTGAGGTTAAGAATCTAGAAGGTATTAATCAAGTTCTTGAAGACTTTAGTAAAAAATTTAATCTTACATTCTCTAAAACTAGGATCAAAAAAATAATACAAAGAGATGTTAACAACTACGCTGTTCAATACGCTAACGGAAAGATTAAAACTAAGGGTATCTTCAGCATTAAAGACTGGAGGAACAATTCCCTTAACGTTATGGGAAAAGCATTACAAAATTATTTTTTTAAAGGTGGAAACGTACTAGATACCGTACTCTCTGGGAATATTTTAGACTTCCAAATTATCGGAAAGTGTGGACGTAGTTACAAATACATGGAAACCAATGGGGAAGTTCTTCAGAGGGTTAATAGAATTTTCGCAACTAAGACTGGATCAATTGTTTACAAAGTAAAAGAGAACGGACAACGGGACAAGGTCGCTAGTACTAGTGAAAGAAGTACTGTGTGGAATGTGTCGAACTGTGATAATATTCAGCTTGACCGGCAGTTCTATTACCAAATAATTCAGGACGAAATCTCTAAATTTCGTTGAACCCTGTCGGACATCCCACGTACCCAAAATTTATCTCACAAAGGAGACAAAAACATGAGTAAAACAAAATCTCAAAATGAAAATGACAAATTGAAAATATTTGTTCCACTTAATAATTCTACCAAAAAACCATCAATAAAGCAAATTAAACCACAGTTTTGCGAAGAATCAATGGATAATTTACCAGATGCAGGAATAGTACTTCCAAAAGATTGTACGTTTATTGATTTTGATGGACACAATAAGGATGAAAAGAAATATATTGAAAGTTTGAAAGCGATATTCCCTACAAATTGGCTAGATACAGATCGTGGGAGTCACTTTTACTTCAAGAAACCTATCAATCATAAAATATATCATCAGGCAAAACGACTATCTACTTGTGGTTTGGTGTATGATTTTTGTTGCCCACCGTACGCAGTAATCAAAAGAAATGGTGTTATAAGGCAAGGTACATGGAATTTCTCTTTTGATAATATCCCTATTTTACCAGATTGGTTACTTCCATTCCCAAAAAAGGATAAAGATGAAACTCTAGAAATTCTTGGGTTAGTTGAGGGAGATGGTCGAAAAGTAACTTTACTCTCATGGATGGCAAGGGTTCATGCTCGTTTGCGTGGTATCAATACCCCTGAGATATTCAGAATAATTAACACTATTATCTTCAAAGAACAATTGCCTTTGGAAGAACTACAAGAAATCTTACAAAAAGTTATGAATGGTGATTATTCTTTTGATAACACAGGGATTGGAAGTATAAAACAATCTCAGAATGTTGCTAACTGGTTAATTAGTCAATTTAATGTCAAATTCTACAAGGGGAAGATATGGCACAAAGATGGGTTAAGGTACATATCTGAAGAATCGCTTTTGGCTGGGAAACTAAATAAAAAACTAGATGTTAATAAGGCAGATTGGGAAAAGATACTGTTCAAACTATACATAGATGAGGATATACGCATTCCTGATGACCAAAACAACTTTATCAGAATTGATAATGGTGTGATCTTAAATGGTCTATATGGTGATCTAGAAAGTGATGAATTCACACCTTATTATTTACCAATATGCTATGATCCAGACGTTTATGATGAAGAAGTGGACAAATTCTTAAATTGGCTATCTTCAAATGACCGAGATATGAGGAATGTGATAGAGGAAATGTTTGGGCATGTTATTCTCACAGAAAATGCTCCACATGCTTTCTTCTTGATTACTGGTGATGCTGATAATGGTAAGAGTACATTCCTGAACATGATCCAAAGATTTGTTAAAGGTTTATGTTCATCAGTTAATATCAAGAACTTCCAAGACCCAAATTCTATTGTCAAGATGACTGACAAACTGGTTAATATTGACGATGATATTGACCCCGATTACCTTGAAAACTCTAAAACAATTAAGTGTATAGCTTCAGGGGACGGTTCTCTAGAGGTTAAAACTCTGTTCAAAGACAAGACTGACGTGGTTCTTCGCACCACCCTTATCTTCACAGCAAACAAACCACCAACCTGGAAAGACAAGAGCCAAGGACTCTACCGCCGACTCAACATCATTCACCTTGACAACGTTATAACTGACAAGGACAAAGACCATGAGTTACTGGAGAAACTAAGTACTAATAATGCCAAACAGTACATATTGAAATTAGCTTTAGAAGGTGTACAGAGGTTTAAGAAGAACAATATGAAGGTTTCATTCTGTCAGAAAGCTAAAGATACTAAAGACCAATATATGATTGACAGTGATCCTGTCCTTTATTGGAAAGATGAAACAGGAGTTGATTTGGAAGGGCAAAGTGTGACGTATGCAACTGAACAATATAATGATTGGGCAATTAGGAATGGATGTAAAACTATCGGTGTTTCAGAATTTGGTAGGAGATTAAAAAACATGGGCTACCGTCGGGACAGAGTAACAGAAGGGAATAAAAGACCTTGGAAAATATTCAAATTATAGAAAATTAAAGGATTATAATGCTTAAATTCTACAGGTGTCCCAGTCAGTCCCAGTCAGTCCCAGTGACTGTCCCAGAGCGAATGGCTCTAGAATCATAGTTTGTCCCAGTGTCCCAGTATTTTCTCTTTTTAATAAAATAATAATAATAAATAAGGGAATAAAGTGTATTAAAATGAGATACCTATTAATACAGTATAAATATAAATATATCATTAATATGTATTTAGCTCTTTGATTTTTTGCATTTCTCTGGGACATCTGGGACAGTCCGCTCCCAGACTGGGTTTGAGAGGTGTCCCAGTGAAAATTCCTCTGGGACTGACTGAGACACCAAATAAAAAATATTGCCGTTTCATGTTTAAAATTTTATTTATATTTACATTTTTAAAAGTCATTCTGTACTAAATACAAGACATACATCCTATTAATACATATTAATAAGTTATGGAAAAATAATAATGAAAAAAATTAATTTTGTTTGCAAAAAGAATGAAGAATTCACTAGTGGTGATTTAGGTTATATCAGAAAGTGTTTGGTCGGCATTAGATACTTATTGAGAATACTCAAAAAGAAAGTGGATGGAAGAATTTTAGCCAATTCAAAGGTTATTAAAGTGCTAGATGATGAGATTAATATTTATACCAACATCATCGATAACCTAAAAAATGTGTAATTCTTGTGGTTGGAATAACTCGGATTGCCTTAAAATATTAACGAAGGTGTATTTTTTATGGTTTGGAATTAGTCGGTGAATTATAAGATGGTATAACACTGTCTCTTAAAACGAGATAGTGTTTTTGTGTGGTTGAGAATTTAAGAATTAGATTAAAATTGAATCAAGCATTCTTCGTTTTTGTGTACATCCTTTTTTGTGATTGATTTAGTGAAACCACCTTAAAATGGTGGTTTTATGTGCTTTTAAATTTAAATTATCAATTAAAATATATGTATGGATTTAGAAAATAAAAAAATCTTAATAACAGGAAATGGAACATTTGCCCAAGCTATGATTTCACACTTGCTAAAAACAAAAGTGAAAGAAGTTAGGGTATTTAGTCGTAATGAGAATAAACAGTGGGAAACAAGTAAGCGATTTGAAGATAGTCGCTTAAATATGATAATAGGAGATGTGAGAAATTATGGATCGGTTTTTTCAGCAATCAAAGGAGTGGACTATGTTATCCACAGTGCAGCCTTAAAACATGTCGCCGTTTGCGAAAAGCAACCAATCGAAGCAATTCAAACAAATGTTATTGGCTCTATGAATGTAATGCTTGCAAGCATCGAGAACAATGTCAAGAAGTTGGTTTGTTTAAGCACAGACAAATCCGCAAACGCCAGCACCTGCTACGGTGCAACCAAGTACTTAATGGAACGATTGGCAATAGGGATAGAACGCAAGAATACAGAGATTATACTCACAAGGTACGGAAATGTATTGGGGAGTTCTGGATCGGTTATTCCTCTCTTTAAAAGACTACGAGATAAAAATAAACCTTTAACGCTAACCGACCCGAACATGACCAGATTCGTAATGCACATAGATGAGGCAGTTGAACTTGTTCTTTATGCTCTTAAGAATGGACAACATGGTGATTTATTTACAACCAAGAACAAGTCTGCAACTGTTCAAATGATAGCAGACTGTATTTCGGATAATCAGATTATTGTAGGAAAGACCAAAGCTGAAAAGACAGACGAAGCACTATTAACAAAAATAGAGCTTAATCACAGTGAGGATTTAGGTAAATATTATAGAGTCAATGAAAACATTATAAGTAATAAAGTTCATAATACCTCTCTAACCAGTGATAATGCCGAAAAGTTCGAGATTGAAGAACTAAGGAGGCTTATCAATGAATGTTAGTATAGTTGTTTTAAGCTGCGATATTTACTCGGTATTCTGGGATTGGTTCTTTGCTTGTAAAAAAAGATATTGGAAAGATTGTCGTTATCCTACTTATCTTGTCACTGAAACTAAAACTTGCAAATATTGTCAAACAATCAAAATTAATTCACCTATTTGGACAAAGCGTTTTAGAGAAGCTTTAAAACAAATTAATTCAGACTATGTGATTGTAATGTTAGAGGATTATTTCATACGTCAACCTGTAAACCAACAACGATTGCACGTTTTAGAAATGTTGAGTGGATTATTGGTCGATGTTGCAGTTTTCAATTTTGAAAAAGATTTCAGACCGTCTGAACCTACCTCTTTTGAAATGTGGAACAAACAGAAAAACAATCAAATCTATTTGAATAGTACTCAACCTAGCTGGTGGAATAGAGAGAAATTAATCGAAAGATTGAAAGATGATCAAAATCCTTGGGAATGGGAATTAACCAAAATAGACAGTTCATACCAACATTGGATTAATGCAGGTGATCAAATAATTGATAATGGTTACAGACATGGTCAAGAGTTTGGTGTTAAGCAAGGTAAGTTAACAGATGAGTGTGTCAAGTTTCTAAAAAGTGAGGGATTGTTGTGAAATTAAGTATCATCATCCCTTATTACAACACTTTAGATTTGACACATAAGTTATTGAATAATCTTGTTCCTCAATTGAATAAAGATGTAGAGGTGATTTTAGTTGATGATGGTTGTTACGAAGATAGCCTTAAACGATATCCAATTAAGATTATACAAACAACTCATGGTGGAGTGTCAAGAGCAAGAAACATCGGAATGCGGGAAGCATCTGGGAAGTTTCTTACTTTCATTGATTCTGACGATAATATTCATCCTCGCTATGTTAGTTATATTTGCAAGAAAATAGACACTGAGAATTTTGATTATTGTTATTTTGGTTGGCGATCAATAAAAGGTGACATCGAAATACTCGCTAATCCCCCAGAGTGGAATACATCCGTTTGGAACTGTATTTACAGACGTGATAAGTGCCTTCAGTTTGATGAATCTAAACAAATTGGCGAAGAGATAGCATTCAATCGAGTTGCCCGAACTGGCAAAAAGTCCAATATCAATAAAGCAATTTACATTTATAACAATCAACGTAAAGATAGTTTAACCAAAAGATATTGTCGAGGTGAGATTAGTAGAGATATGGAAATTAATTCAAAGATAGTCATATATCGCAGTTATTTAAGTTTAATCGGAGGAATTGAAACTGCAATATATAATCTGTGTAAGGAACTACACAACCATTATAATATAACATTTTTTTATGATACTGCAGATCCACACCAATTACTTCGTTTGAAGAGATTAGTAAAATGTGTAAAGTACGATAATCAAAAGATAAATTGTGATAAATTTATAATGTATGGGTTTAATCCTACTAAAATTCTAAATACTGTTACTGCAAAAGAAATTATCCAACAAATTTGTTGTGACATTAAAGGCGTTAATTTAGCTATTCAAGTTGATTGTAGAGTCACTAAAATATTTGCAGATTCTAAACACTCTGCTGATGTTTTCAATCAAATGTATCCGAATCAAAACTGCGAAGTTCTTCATAATATATTTTCTTCACCCGAAAGAAAGCGTGTTCTTCGTT